GTTGTAGGTTTAGCTTTAGTACCAGACAAGAAGATTTACAGACGTAAAAAAGATTATGAGTATAACATAACATTTTCTAAAGATACTGTTAGAAAAGCGTCTGAATTATACTTAAAGTCATTAAGAAACAATAACACAACTTTAGAACACCAAACATTAACAAGTGGTGTATCTGTTATAGAATCTTGGATAGTTGAAGATGAGAGAATGGATAAATCTAATATATATGGTTTAAATGCTAAAGAAGGTTCTTGGGTAGTAACTATGAAAGTAGACAATGATGCAGTATGGCAAGACATTAAAGATAAAAAGTATTTAGGACTTTCTATTGAAGGTATATTTTCTGATAAGGTTGAGATGAGTAAAGATGAAATGACTGATGAAGAAAAGTTAAATAAGATAATAGAAATTCTAAAGCAAGAATCTGTAGAATTAAAAACATACAACGATTATCCACAAGCAGCAAGAAACAATGCTAAAAGAGCCTTAAAATGGAAGAAAGAGAATGGTTCAAGCTGTGGTACTTCAGTTGGTTGGACAAGAGCAAATCAGTTAGCGAATGGTGAATCATTAAGTAGAGATACAATAGCAAGAATGGCATCATTTAAAAGACATCAACAGAATAAAGATGTTCCTTATTCGGAAGGATGTGGAGGTATTATGTGGGATGCTTGGGGTGGAAGTGCTGGTGTTAATTGGGCGATAAGTAAATTAAAAGAAATAGATAATGAGTAAATTAATAGTTCGTAGAGGTTTAGACTTTCAATAGAACTAAAACTTAAATAGTACCAATACAAATGACTAAACGCACAAGATACGAGGTATATTCTGACAGAATGACTACTGCCGAAAGATTATCATCTGAGGTAAGAAACGGAATAATTGTTTATGATACTGACCAAGAATCTTTCTATAAAGTTGTTAATAATGTTTGGGTAAAGGATAGTGATGGAAGTACCTCAAAAGGTTGGGGTAGGTATGATGACACTCAATGGACATCTTCTAATAAATTAGAATTGTTAAATGGTGTTAGTTCTGTTCTAAGTAACAATGCAGGAAACGTAGTAAGAAGTTCTGAAGATATAAATTATTATAACGGAACAACTAATAAGGTTTTAGCAGATAACGAAAATGAATTATATATAGCTACAGTTGTATTTAAGTATTCAAGTTCTAACGCAAACCAAACGTTTCTTAGGTTACAATTAGAGGGTGGAAATGGAACACCATACGAAAGGTTAGGTTCTGATATTTCAATACCTAAGGGTAATAATATAGAACACGAGTTTCATATGGTATTTCAATATTATGCAGATTATGAATTTGTAAATAGTGGTTCACAATGGAAGATTATTTCTACTGGAGGTAATGCTTTTATTTGGGATATTATTTTTTTTATAAGTAAAATACAAAACAATCATTAATGGCTAAACAAGCAGAATACTGTAAATGTCTTAATACATACACAAGAACAAAGTGTAAAAAGAAGAAGTGTAAACAACACCCTATATGGAAGCAAGGCATTGGTTTTATAGGGGGTAAAGGCACTACAGAAGAATAAAAACGATATAATAAAAAAACAATAACGTTATATAATTATAAAACAGATTAATACAATGAAGAATCAAGAATTAAACACTTTAGACAAAATTAAGGAAGTCTTAGGTCTTTCTGTAGAGAAAGAAACTAAAGAGATTGAAGTTAAAGATGAAGTTGTTTTAAACGAAGATGTGAAGCAAGAAGAACCTAAACAAGAAGAAGAAGTTAAGGTTGAAGTAAAATACGCTACACAAGAAGAACTTGCAGAAGTTGAAAGCAAGTTTATGAATATGTTTAAAGCATTTTTAGAAGAAGCTAAAAAAGAAGTTAAAGAAGTTCCACAAGAATTATCATCTCAAAAAGAAGAGGTTAAGGAAGAAGTGGAATTAAGTGAGGTAAAGGAGATTGTACATTCTCCAGAAAATGTAGTAGAAAAGAAAGAGGTTAAGTTTAGTAAACCTTTATCTGCTATGACACCTCAAGAAAGAATTTATCAAATGTTAAATAATAAATAAAAATAAGAAATGGCAACAACTACAAGTATAACAACTACTTATGCAGGGGAATCAAAAAATCAAATTATCTCTGCTGCTTTATTAGCAGGAAACACTCTTGCTCAAGACGCAATCACTTTTAAACCTAACATCGTAGGTAAAGAGGTTGTAAGAAGATTAGAAACTGATGGATTAATTAAAGGTGCTACCTGTGATTTTTCAGATACTTCTACTATCACATCTACAGAAAGAATTATTGAACCTAAAGAGTTTCAAGTAAACTTAGAGTTATGTAAGACTGATTGGTTTAATGATTGGAATGGTTATCAAATGGGTGGTTCTGCTCATAGAAATATGCCTTCTACTATTCAAGAGTATATCTTACAGTATGTAGCTGCTAAAGTAGCACAAACTAACGAGAACTCTATTTGGTCGGGTGTTGATGGTGCAGACAATTATGATGGTTTCGCTACTTTATTAGCTGCTGACGCTAACTTACCTGCTGCGAACGAAGTAACAGGAACTACTGTAACTTCTTCTAACGTTATCGAGGAAATGGGTAAAGTATATGCAGCTATTCCAAAGGCATTATTTGGTTCACCAGAACTTTCTTTATACGTTTCACAAGATGTTTATAAGCATTATGCAATCGCTTTAGGTGGTTTTGCATCAGGAGGTCAAGGTGCTAATGGTATCAATGCACAAGGTTTAAACCAAGCATTCCAAGGATTACAGTTTGCAGGTGTAAACGTATTTATGGCAAATGGATTACCTGCTAACACTATGATTTTAGCTGAAAAGTCTAACTTATGGTTTGGTACTTCTATCGCTTCGGATTGGAATGAATGTCGAATTTTAGATATGTCTGATTTGGACGGAAGCAAAAATATCAGAGTAATAATGAGATTTTTAGCAGGCGTTCAGTATGGCGTTGCAGAGGATATCGTAACTTACGGAATCGTAAACGGGGCTAACTAATAATTAGCTTTTAATAAAAACTATAAGGGTAGGTAGAGTTATCTACTTGCCCTTTTTTAATTAACAATAAAAAAATAATAAATAATGGCTTGTGATATATCAAGAGGTAGATTAGAACCTTGTAAAGACAAAGTAGGTGGTATCAATAAAGTGTATTTTGTAAACAACGGAGATTTAGGTGCTATTACTTACGATGCAACAGATACCGATGTTATTGACACTGTAGCAGGAACACCATCTGCTTATGAATTTGAAGTAAGAGGTGCATCTTCTTACACAGAAACACCTACATCAAGTAGAGAAAACGGAACAACATACTTTGAACAAGTATTAGAGTTACAATTACCACAATTAAGTAAAGAAGACCACCAGACAATCAAATTATTGTCTTACGGACATCCTCACGTTATCATTGAAGATAACAACGGAAATTTCCTTTTAGCAGGATTAGAGTACGGAATGGATGTTACAGGAGGTTCTATTGCTACAGGTAGTGGTATGGGAGAATTTAACGGATATACATTAACGTTTACAGGAATGGAAAAAGTACCTGCAAACTTCTTAGGAGATACATTATCAGCAGTTGGATTTACTGTTGTTCCTGGTGTATAATATTTCTTTTACTTCCAATTTGATTAGCCCTTGTATTGATTTACAGGGGTTTTTCTTTTTAAGACGAACTAAAAAATTTATATTTCGTTATATTATTAGATAGTTTAAAAAAATGAAAATAGTACAACCTATTACATCTGAACAAGAAATACTTATTATTCCAAGAGAGTCTTTGGATTATAATAATGTTAGTATGATTATAAAAAAAGATGGACAGAGAATAACTGAAACTATAAATGACTTAGTGATGACTGAGTTAGGTAATTATTTTAGTGTAACATTTTCATCTACAATATTAGAAGAAGGTTTTGGATATTCTATAGAATTAGTAAAAGATGGAAACCTTATCTACAGAGATAAACTTTATGCTACATCTCAAACAGACTTTACAACAAAACATAAGCAATCTCAAAACAAATATACAGAGGTTGTAGACGATAATACTTACGTGATATAATATGAGCGATAAAAAAGAGTTTAAAAACAATGTTAGATTTTTAAGTCTATCATCTTATCAGACACCAGTAATTAAAGAGGAATATAACGATGATTATGTTTGCTTTGGTGAGGATAATGATTATTTTGATAGAGTATGTGATTTATACCTAAACAGTCCTACTAATGCTACTTGTATTAATGGTATATCTGATATGATTTTTGGTAAAGGGTTAGAATCTTTAAATTCTGATGACTTTCCAGAGCAATATGTAAAGATGAAGTCCTTACTTAGACCTGCTGAAATAAAGAAGCTAATTAAGGATTATTACTTATTAGGTCAAGGTGCTTTACAGATAACATACAATACAGGTAAAACTAAGATACTAAAGGTTTCTCACTTTCCAATGGAAACGTTAAGAGCAAACAAAGCACAAGAAGGTATCATAAAAAAATGGCACTATCATCCTAATTGGAGTAACAAAAAGAAAGGAGACAAAACAAAGCTAATACCTTCATTTGGGTTTGGTAGTGCTAAGGAATTAAATGAATTATATATATTCAAACCTTATAAACCTAAATTCTATTACTATGCACCTACAGAGTATCACTCTTGTTTACAGTATGCTGAATTAGAAGGAGAGGTTAGTGAATATCATATTAGCAATATACAGAATGGTTTAGCACCAAGTTTATTTATCAACTTTAATAATGGTGTACCAGATGACCAAACTCAACAGTTAATAGAGAATAAGATTAACGATAAGTTTAGTGGTACATCTAATAGTGGTAAGGCTATGATTGCTTTTAATGATGATAAAGAAAGTCAAGCTACTATAGAGCCTATACATTTACCAGATGCACACGCACAATATCAATTCTTATCTGATGAAGCAAGAGAAAAGATAATGTTAGGTCATAAGATTGTATCACCTATATTGTTAGGTATCAAAGACAATACAGGTTTTGGTAACAATGCAGAAGAATTAAGAACAGCATCTGTATTAATGGATAAGGTAGTTATAAGACCAAGACAAGATGAAATCCTTAACGGACTTAAAGAGATATTATCTTTCAACAATATTCATCAAGATTTATACTTTATAACATTACAACCTATAGAGTTTACTGCATCTGAAAATATAGCTACAAATATACGTAGAGAAGAAGAAACAGGAGAGAAGTTATCATCTGATAAAGAACAAGAAGATTTCTCTGATGAAGAAGGTGAAAACTTAATAGACCAATTAGAGGGCTTAGGAGAGGTTTTAAGCGATGATTGGGAGATGGTCTATAGTGAAGTATACAAAGATGAAAAAGAAGAGCTAAAAATGGCTGAAATCAAGTATAAAGATGGTAAGAGTAAAGAAGATAATGAAGTTTATAAAATTCGCTACGCTTATATGCCTGTACGCAATAGCAGTAAGAGTAGAAACTTTTGTAAGAAAATGGAAGGGTTAACAGCTAATAAAGTTGTGTTTAGAAAGGAAGATATTAATATGATGTCTTTTAGAGGTGTAAATAAAGAGTTAGGACATAAAGGCAGAAACTATAGCTTACTAAAATTTAAAGGTGGTAAAAACTGTCATCATTACTGGGAGTTACAAGTTTACAGAAAGAAGAGTGGCAAGAAGGTAAATTCAGAGGTAGCTTATGATAAGGGATTAACTGAACCTAACAACCCTAATGAAATGCCTATAAGACCTATAGATATGCCGAATAATGGTGGTATGTTAAGTAAAATAAGAAAAACATTTGGTTATGAATAAAGCGTTGTTTATATCAGTTAAAGACTTAAAAGATAAGTCTATTATTAGTGGAGTTGTAGATGCTGATAAAATAATACATTTTATTGAGATAGCACAAGACATTTACATACATCAGTATTTAGGTACGTCTTTATATGATAAGTTACAATCATTAATTATATCAGACACCTTAGATGATGTAGGTAATGCTAATTACAAGATATTAAGAGATAACTATATTAAGCCTTGTATGATTTGGTTTACACATATAGAATACTTACCAGAGTCTTTATTTACTATAGATAATAGTGGATTAACAAGACATAGAGGAGAGAATGAAGATGCTATAGACTTTTCAGAGGTTGATAGGTTAGTAGATAAAGCAAGAGCAAGAGCAGACTTCTATACACAGAGAATGGTAGATTACTTATGTAATAACTCTAACTTGTTTCCAGAATACTTAAACAACTCAAATGAAGATTTAAGACCTAATAGAGATAATAATAATTTTTCAAGTATAGTAATATAATGGAAAAGAAAAGGGATAGAAAGAAGGTTGGAAGTTATAAAGTAAAGGATAAGAACTTAATAAACTTAAATAAATTCTATAAAGAAAAAATTAAAGAATGGCAACAAACACAATAAATTGGGGTAAAATATATGACTCTACTTGGTGGGGTAGTGGAGTAATAAACAACATCTCTTGGGGTATTGTTTATTATAATAATAAGATAAGGAAAGACTTTGTAAATAGGGTTGTTGCTGATGGTGGTGTTGTAGAAAGTTCAATGTGTATAAATGTTTTAAAATAAAATTATAAAAATATGTCAAATATACCAAGTATAGCAATGATACCTTCTGCTTATAAAAGTGGAAAAGTATATAGTGTTTTACCAAGTGATGGAAGTGCAGATTTAAACTTTGCAAGAGCATCAGAAGCAACAAGAGTAAATCAAAATGGTTTAATAGAAAAAGTTGGTAGTAATGTACCAAGAATAGACTACACAGATGGTGGTTGTCCAAAACTATTATTAGAGCCATTAAGTACAAACCTTATAACGCATAGTGAAGATTTTAGTAATGCTGTGTTTAATGCATTTAGAGGTGTTGTTAATATTAACGTAATAACAAGTCCGAAAGGAGATTTAACTGCTGATGAGTTTATTGAGGATAACACATCAAATACTCACGTATTAAGATACACAAGTTCAACTTTAACAACTGCATCTTACTCTGTATTTGCTAAATCAAAAGGGGGTAATAGAGGTTTAAGGCTAAATGCGAGTACAGATATTGATTATGTAGATTTTGATATTGATAATGGAACAAAGGTGCAAGAGGTTGGTAATGCAATAGGTAGCATAATAGATTATGGTAATGGTTGGTTTAGGTGTTCTGTTACCGTATCATCTGCAAGTGGCACAAGTTGGGATATAAGATTATTAAATGCAGGTACAGATAATTATTTAGGCGATAACACAAGTGGTATTTATATTTGGGGCGCACAATTAGAACAAAAATCTTATGCTACATCTTACATACCAACAAATGGTAGTACAGTAACAAGAAATGCAGAAACTTGTACAGGTTCAGGAGATGCTAATACGTTTAATGATAGTGAGGGTATTTTATTTGGAGAGGTTAATTTTTTATCACCATCAGATACTTCTCTTTTAGAAATTAACGATGGTTCTGCAAATAATAGAGTTTCTATTTATTCAGATAGTGGAGTATTATCTGTTAATGCTTTTAATGGTGCAAGTAATACCTTAACAAGTCCTTCTACAGATATATTAAACTATAATAAAGTAGTTATAAGTTATAAACTGAATGAAGTTAAAATGTATGTTAATGGTATTTTAATTGGAACGGATAATGTCTTTAGTGGTTTTTCAGCGAGTTTAAGCAATATGGAAACTTCATTATCAGGGGGAGCAATACCTTTCTACGGAAACGTAAAACAAATCCAATACTTTGACACAGCATTAACAGATACAGATTTAGAAGAATTAACAAGTTGGACTTCATTTAACGAAATGGCACAATCACAACTTTATAAAACATATTAATATGGCAAATACATTAAAATTTGGTTCAGGACAATGGGCAACAAAAGAAGGCTCAACGTTAGCATATAATGATGAGAACGGAAACTTTAAACCTTTACCTTTTAACTTTGAAAGAAGCACAAGTGCTACAAGAGTAAATAAACAAGGTTTAATTGAAGTAGTTAGTAACAATGAGCCAAGAATAGATTTTAAAGATGATAGTAACGGTGCTTTATTGTTAGAGCCGAGTAGGAGTAATTTGGTAACGTATTCAGAAGATTTTAGTCAATCATATTGGAGTAAACTAAATTCAACAATTATAAGTAATCAAGCAATTTCTCCAAGTGGAAATTTAGACGCAGATAAATTAGTAGATAATACAGTAGATAATTCACATAGATTTATAGGCACAGGATTTTCAACTACATCAGTAAATTATACTGCCTCTATATTTGTTAAAAAAGATGAAATTAAATATGCTTATTTAAGAGTGAATGA